ACTGGTTACTAGATCCAGTGATGTCGTAACGTCACATCAGCTTTAAAACGATTCGTACTAGCGGTCCTAGGTGAATACTTTTATTCAGACACAGGTACTTCTGCAGGTGCACTCGCTTGAGGGTCGCCCTGTGTCTTAATCTTATTAATAAGCGCAACAACCTCATCAAAGGGATGCTTACCCATCACGCGAAGAATCATATTTACTTCATCTATTGTAAGTTCAAGTTTAATCATTTTGTTTAATTTTCTTTCCTATGGTATATTTTGCTACAAGTTCCCACTCAGATTTCTCTTTAAAGGATACTACTTTAATCTGAGATAGTGATGCCTTTTGATCAGCTTGTGCAGGATTGACGATCTTCAATAAACTCCAATCTTGCAAAAGTGACGCGATGGCATTTCTTCTCTCAACATCACCTTGCGTGATATCCGATTCCTTACCATCCAATGCAAACAATTCTTTGAAGTGGACGATAAAGTACCTACCCTGCTTATGTAGTATATGGCAGGATTGGTATAGTGTGTTTTCTTTTCTGGATGCGATCCCGATGCGGGTAAGTGTCTCACGAATCTTCAGAAAGTTATCTGGTTCAGGTAATATCACCTCAAGCATCGACTCAGGCTTCCAGTCGAAGTAAATAGTTTCAACAGCCATTATTTTCCACCTTTTTCTTGTTTTTGTTTTATAATATCCAGCTGTTCCACTGTGAGAACATGCAACGCTTGCTTCGCCTTCTCGCTGGAGTAGCCATAATATTCCATCACAAGAGATAGGGAGTCATGCTTGACTTCTTTATCGACCCATTTACTGAACCGCTTCCTCTTGGATATACTATTTAGCAAAAACAGGAACTGCTGTTTGGGTGGTAAGAAATGATACCTATTCATTTCGTTCGCATACATCAATGTATCAGGGAAATAAGCCAGTCCTCGATTCACGATAAATTTAGTCTTATTATACTCTTTGACCGACTGTGGGTCGTCTAGGAGATCTTTCTTGGTGTAGGATATTGCATTAATAAAATCGAAGGGTGATGGCATAATATATAATTGGATCTAAAGACCAACTTCTTTCAAATTATCAGGGTGACACTCAAACCTCTGTCCTGGATACCGTGTCTCCAACCTAAGTTCTAATTCCTTTCGTGTACTTCCATTAGCCATAAACTCCTTATTCTCAGCAGAATATACAAAGAATTCGCCATCATGTTTTTCAATTTTAATCGCAAGACGATCCTCGTCGGATGACAATGTGGCGAGTTTCGTGAGGTCAACTGGATCTTTCAACAACTCACGAACCTGCACCCTTGCTCTGTGCTCTCGGTAAAACCAACCAGCAATCATACCAACTATAAAAATCAATACTGTTGATATATCTCCCATAACGGTCTCCTACTTAAACTTACATGCGGCCATTATCTCAGTTAGCGCAGCCATAAGATTGATCTCATGGTCAGCCACAAATGCAGCCTTATACTGGTAATCTGCCAGAATAAGAATTAACTGAGGAACACTGTTCGGCTCAAGTATATTTAGCGCGTTATCATAGAGTTCTCTGAAGGCATGGGTAGTTCCGAAGTCAGTGTTCCTGGAAGCCCACTTACGGACTTCCAAGAAATTCTTTTCTTTCATGTCTTTACAAAGTTGCTTATAAGACTCTGCACCGGCATTTAGCAAAATGCCGGAATCGATTTTACCAGAAACTGAATATCGCTGCAGTTCGTTTAGGATCCTACGATAATCTGGGAAGAATTTGATAATAAGTTCTGAGACGACCTTGGGGTCAAACTCAATATTCTCATTCTTAAGAATCTGGACTGCACGTTTAAAGAATGCTGCTGCCATCTCTTGTTTATCTGCGGAGTCTAGCTTGAATTCAATAACTGCGCACCTACTGTGCAGTGGCTCGATGATACGATTTTTGAAGTTACAGGTAAAGATGAATCGGCAGTTATTGGAGAATTGTTCGATGAAGGAACGCAGCGCAGGTTGCACTGAATCCGCATTCATGTAATCTGCCTCGTCAATTATGATAATCTTCTTGGCATCAGTCAACGAAACTGAAGTGGCAAAGTTCTTAATTGTGGTTCTGAGCGTGTCAATATTCCGACCCTCATCAGATCCATTTATCATAATAAAGTCAGCACCAACCTCATTGCACAGTGCTTTGGCTACGGTAGTTTTACCAACACCTGCTGTTCCACACAGCAGGAGAGTTGGTAGTTCACCCTTGGAAATGTAATCTCTGAAGGTTTGTTTTAATGACTCGGGCAATACACAATCATCTATCTTCAATGGCCGATATTTTTCGACCCAGAGAAATTGATCTTCACGGTTTTCAATCATCAAATACTCCAATCATAATATAGATACTACAAAATCACACTTCAAATGTAGAGTCAGCCTCCACAGCTACGAAGTACTGAAGATCGCCTGGTCCTTTAAACCGAGAGATTTTCTTTGAAGAAATACTCACATCATAGTCGGCAGGAAGCATCTTTAGGTTATCTACCTTGAGATTCACTTTGAAGGTTTTATCAGTCTTGCCAACAACTTCTTTAAACGCATTTGCAGTGATATTCTTTTTATCACCAACGATAGCACGAATGACACTACCATCTCCCGTAATGGAGAAATCCTCTGAGCGAAGTACGCTCGCAGATTTGCGAATCATATCCAGCTGGGAGTGGGTTAGCTTGAAATTAATCTCAGCCTCTGGGAAATTGATACTCTTGGTCGGAACCGTAAGAACATCTGCAGCTGCAGCGTAATATGTAATTTCCTGAGCACCCTGCTTGATTGTTACATACTTCTCTGTGAAGCTCAACTCAGGATCTTCGAACAACGACATAACACCGAGGAATTCATTGAGATCGTAAATACCAAAGTCGGATGGGAAGGTTTCTGTGATTGATGTATCTGCCATCACGTTTTTCTGACCACTGATCGTGGAGAGTTTATTGCCAGCCCTCAAAAGAATATTGCTATTAATACCTGCAAAATTCTTAATAATGCCTACTGTTTCTTTGCTCAATTTCATTTAATTTCCTTTAGTTGGTACATCAATCGAATACTTTATATCATGTTCATATAGAAACATCAAACAACACATTGCATGTGCTAAGTGGTTCTTCCCACTTTCGGGATCGTTCTGCTCCCCCTCTTTCCATGACCAGAGATGACGCTGCATTGCGTCAAAGTATCTTCGTTTAGACTCTGGTACACGCTTCCAATTATCCGGTTCATATTTCTCTGCGCCGAATGTCAGAATTTCCACAGTCGCCTTTAATGCGAGTGGAGGCAGCAAACCGTACTGAAGTTTACCACCATCGAATTTTCGCCCAACCGCCATGGCAGGTTGGGACTTTTTACTATCACCTAACTGTTTTCTCATCATATATCCATGGCAAAGTGAGTCTAGCTTCAGACTCTAACACCAATTAGCCTCTCGCGAAGAGGCGAGCACCAGCAACATACTTGGCAAGTGCTACGATGCGTCTGGTCGGTGTACCGATGCGATACTTAGTGGCAACTGTTCCAGTGCTCAATTCGGTTTCATTTGCATAGATACAGTGTCCTTGTTCACGCAGGTTGCGGATTGCGGATGCTGGTTGTGCAATACCAAAGGAAGCAGAGATCTGCTTCGAGGTGAATGCTTTACCGTACTGTAGATGTTTCAATAGCAAGTCTTGTTTCGACATAAATTAACTCCATAAAAGCCATACTTGTGAAAATTGAAGAGGCGATGGCATACCTCCACAACAAAGATATTGAAGGTTTAAACCTCAATACCGTTTTCTTTTAGAATTCTGTTAAACTCCTCAACCTCTGCAGTGTGCACAGGAGAATCTTCAACAATTTTCTCTAATCGAGATTTAGCAGCTATAGCTACTAGCTTAGTTACTGTAGATTTGGCAGCTTTAGCGACCTTGAGTGCTTTAGGAGTATTCTTGGTAGTCTTCCATACCGTTACTTCTCCAGAAGATGCCCATGGCATTTCATAAACACCGCGAGCCACGATCTGTGTTTTCTGAAGCCACAAGGGGAAGCCAAGTTTTTCCTTGGTAGAACCTCGCTCAGCTTTCAATAGAAAGTATCCAGCAGATATCTGCTTTAGGGTAAGTGTCTTTTCTTTAGCATACTCAGGGCATACATCGAGAATTCGAACACAAAATGATTTCTGTGATTTAGACAGGTCAGCAAACTTTTTCATATATATTTCCTTTAATTTCAAGTTTCAAATACTATTATACATCAATTACCCTTTAATGTCAAATTAAAAGGGAATTTCTTGGTTGGATTCTTGCACGACTGGTTCAGGAGTTGCAACAAGAACCACAGGGTCGTCGGACACCTTATCGTACAGGTCGATGAAGGCAGATTTTGTTGCAGGGTCAAACCGATTGCAACAAAGTTCAACTGCTTTCTTTTTATCTTTAAAGATTGCAAAGGCACGAACGATATGGATCATGCGGCGAGTTGTAATGGTTTCATCCACACCGCCATCCTCAAAGGTGCGGCGAATTGCTTCAGCCCACTTCACCAGTGTTTCTGCAAACTCATCGTTGACACACTGATAAGTGTTCATGAGATTCTTGATAATCTTAATCTCAATCTTTGCTGATGGATATTCCTGCTCGAAAGTTACAGCGAATCGTTCCAAGAATGCCTCATTCAGAATATTGGTGCCGATGTAACGACCATCATCGCTACCCTTACCTTTGGTATTTGCGGTTGCAAGGACATTAAACCCAGCTGCAGGAACAACCATTTCGTTTTTGAGTTTGAAGTAGTATGGTTTACCTTCAAGAATAGGTTGCAAACATAACAGGGTGTTTGCTGCACCAGCATCAATTTCATCAAGCAGCAAGGTAAGACCCAGACGCATGGCAATAAGAACTGGACCCTCAACGATTTGAACATCGCCATTAATTAACGTCTTGGAACCGATGAGTTGTTCTTCATCCGTCATCATGTTTAGATTGATACGGATAAGTGGCTTTTTATGCTTGGCACAAATCTGCTCGACCATGGTAGATTTACCGTTACCAGTTGGTCCAGAAATATATGCTGGGTAGAAAATACCAGACTTGATAATAGTTTCAAGGTCTGAATAACTACCAAAGGGAACGAAATTTGAATCTCTCTTGGGAATTAAAGCTGACACATCTTTGTAATCTACCACGAAGGACTCCTGAAGTACTTCCGCTTTACGTGCACGCACAGAATTTCCACCTGCTGATGGTGCAGCTACTTGACCACCTGGTATCAAATATAACCCACGACCAACAGATGTTTTCTGCAGCCAGAGAGGATTAAAATCGAATCCACCAGCGTCGCGCGCAGCAATCAATTCATGACGAGTTACGGTGCCATTTGTTTTTGCATCTGGGAACATCTCAAAGAGTTTTTCTTCGTATGCGCGTTTCATATCTTCTGTTACTTTTGTCATCACTCACTCACTTTCATAATAAAGAAACATCTATAACTATTATACCCTAATTACGAATTAAGGTAAAGCACTATTTTATGCAACATATTGAATAAACTTATTCAAAAGGACTCGGCTAGTGCGACTTCCAGACAGGGACTTGCTAAAAATCTTGGCAATTTGCCTCGCACTTTCGTCTCCCTTTAATTCAACATCCACGTCATATACCACCAAAGAATTTTGTGGAATAATAAAGAGATCATCACGACCTGAACCTGACAGTGAGGAGAAACCATTGGTGCGAAAGTCTTTGCGCATCTCGTCAATCATGGACCGCTCATTCCCACCGAATCCTGGTAAATTGCTTCGCATGGCATCACTCAAGGCTCTACGACTATTTCTGCAAATATAAAAGCCAACACTATTGATATTGTAACGATCTTTAATTAACTGCAAGATAGCAGCAGTTTGTTTGGCAGAGTATCCGGTGATATCATAATCCTTCTTAGTAATCGGGTCCATCAAATATGCAGTATTTTTTACAGTGTTCGATTTACCTGATACATACGTCCGCTCACTCAAAGATTTACGATAGCTAACTGGAGATAAGGACGAACCCTCACCATCACTTAAAGTGATAAAGGACATCTTCTCAATATTATTTGTTTTGATATACTTACCAATATAATCAGCCATAAATGCCAGGGCTTCATTTAATGGAGTACCACCAGTTGTATAATTACCACGGTGATTGCTGCGAAATTTCCACACTCCATGCAGACGTTTGGCCATGGTAGTGAACTCAACGCTACTCATTTTACTGGAGAAGAACTCCAGTAAAGCTAAAGAAGTCCCATTTTCTAATTGATCACTTTCATCAGAGTCAGCACGAGAACGATTACCAATAGACTGCGCTTCATGAGAAGTCAGTATATTATAATGAGAACTAAAGGCAAATACCTGATATGGAATTTGCACTCGCTGACAGAACATAGCAAGAGTCATCACTTGCTCAACTGTATCCTTCAAAACCGTATCCATAGAACCAGACCAGTCGAGCAAGAAAATCATCCCGTGATTCTTACCCTGTGGTATAGTTGTAACACGTTTGAACAAATCCTCATTTAGCTTATAAGACCAAACTTTCTTCATATCAAGCGAACCAATTTTAGAAGTCTGGGCGCGTTTATAAAGAGTGGCACTCTTCTTCATCTCAAACTCTTTAACCAAATAATTCACAACACGCAAAGAATTTGACTGGAATTTATTAAAGGCATTAATATCATGTACATCCACTTCTTGCTCACTGGTCTCGTGTAAGATACGCTTGTATCCAACAATAGGATCATAATCAAACTTTCCCAAAGTGAAGTAAGTGTGCTGTGTGTTTTCGTCAGTCAATTCAGCGAGTTTATTGTCCATAGTCGTCTGAGTTATAGATTCTAACTCTTCATCAACCTGACGATCTTCTTCTTTTTTGTCAATCCCAGCTTGACTACCACCAGACGTAGTTGATTTATCTTCTTCTTGCTGTTCTTCTGCATCTAGTTTAGGATCAGATGGAACTTCTAAACCACCTTCTTGTTCTTCTGGTTCTTCACTCTTAGGAGTGGTCTCTGGTTCTTCAAAGTCATCATTGTCATAATTAGCAGAATCTTCATCGAGCTCATCGAGATCATCGGGATCTCCATACTCCATGTTATCTTCTTTAAGATCTTCTAAATCTTCTGGTTCTTCCATACCCTTAAGTTGAATTTTATCTCTTGCTCTTGCTTTCGAGAAAGCATAGACATCGTGTGCCAGAGCAATAACTTCAGGCACAGTTTCTGTTTTCTCGGCACGATGGACGAACACTTTCTCTTCACTATCAAACACCACACCACAAGCGAATCCAGCCTTGAAGTATAAATTGATGCGGTCAATAAGATTGATTGTATGGAGTTTAACTGTTTTAACGCCGAAGTAGTCCTTCTCATTGAGTTCTGCATAACCAGCATTCATGGTTTTACGAATACCAGGATAACGACGTTTCATCAATTTCTCAATGCGCACGTCTTCCAATATGTTTAGGTAACTCATGAGTTTTGGATTTGCATGAAGTGGAACAAAGTATTCTTCGGTCGTATACAATGCGTGACCCACTTCATGTCCAACTAACATACTTTCTACAATGGGTGACATATCTTTCCACAGGGGCAATGTAAGCACACGGGATTTTATATCAAACGATGCAGAACGTGTTCTGGCGCGACGGACACTTACATTTTCATTTGCCAAGAGTTTGGCAAAAAGATCCACAGCATTCAACTTAGAGTTCATAATTAGCCTTTATCACTATCACAGTAACTATTATACCCTAATTGCGAATTATTGTAAAGGACTATTTTATGTGTGGTAAGTTGTTGATTTTACGTGGATATTAGACTATTATGCTGAAATCGTTGCGTTTCTCGAACTTAATAACGCTATGGAACTTGTCAAAGAGTTGGTCGCCCTTATGACTAATTACAAAAATATTGGTCTTTTCACTAAGTTGAGTCATCAAGTTTAAGAAGTAATCAGTGCCGGCGGTGTCGAGGGAAGAATCAAAAATCTCATCGAGCACGAGAAGATTAGTATTGACTGAGTTCTTCATCTTTGCGATTTGGCGCCAAGTGAAGAGAATGGCAAGATCTATTCTCATTTTCTCCCCCTCAGAGAAAGACGCATAGGTAAAGTCGTCACGGTAGCGACTCTTCACAATCTCATTAAAGGACTCGTCAAGTTCAAAGTGTATATAAGCATCCATTGCCATTAGATATCTGTTAATAAGTTTATTCATGGCAGGTAAGTATTCGCGAATAATTGCTGTCTTAATACCAGTATCCTTCAATAATACCGAAGCAACTTCTTCAAGGTTGCGAAGTTCTTGCAAGGAAGTTTTATTTTTTATCTTCTCCATCGCATCAAGAGCCAACTCCTTTAACTTGGCTTTCTCATCATCAACGTTGGATGTATCAGCCGAGGACGCAGAAATCTCTTCAAACAAAGACTTGTTCATCTTATTCAAGATAGTGATGTTTGAGTTGAATGTTGACGCCGCGATATTTAGATCAGTGATTTCTGTTAGAATAACATTAGCTTCATTTAGCTCGTCATTTAGTTTTATGAAGATATCTTCTAAATCACTCAACCGTTTGTTCTCCAACTCAATCTTAACAGTCAACTCGGAAATAATAGTTTCTTTATGTGTGTAGGGAATACCCTGTTCGCAGGATGGGCAAACACTGTTCTCAACAAAGAATTCGCTATGATGTTCAAACTGTTCAATTTTAGAAGATAGTCTGGTTTTTAGGTTCTTTGCTTTCTCAAGGTCACTGTCAATTTTATTCTTATTCTCGACATGTGATTGGAGTGCAGCAATCTTGGCAAGTGTCTCGGTCACCTGTTCTTGACTGTGCTGTATTTCTGTATTATTAATATCGACTTTGGATAGCAAAGATTTAACAGCATCCGACTTGGCATCGGAAAGAGTCTTAATGAGAATGTTCTGGGACGCAACTTTAGCCCTGGCTAGCGTAATCTCTGTCTCAATACGGGTGATTGTATCTTTTGTGCCACGCGATTGATCCTTCAATAACTGATTCATTGTTGAAAAGATACGGATATCAAGAATGTCTTCGATAACCTCTCTGCGCTGACCAGAAGGTAACTGCATAAAGGGAACAAAAGATGCGCTACCAAGAATAACTACTTGAGTGAATGTCTTGTAGTTTAACTTGAGGATCTGTTGTTCGAGAACCTTCTGGTAGTCACGGGCTGCAGCGTCTTGGTTCATCAAGACGTCATCAACATAAATCTCAAAGATATTTGGCTTTATTCCACGTACTATTTTGTATGATTTGGTACCTATAGAAAGTTCTATTATTACAAGACAATTCTTCCCATTGATGGAATTGATTAGTTGATTCTTATTAATGCTACGAAACGGCTTCCCAAATAAACCAAAACACAGCGCGTCTAGGATTGTGCTCTTACCCTCCCCATTTTTGCCTATGATAAGGGTTGTAGCAGATTTGTTTAGCAAGACTGTGTTTGCGGCGTTACCCGTGGAAAGTAGGTTTTTCCAGGATACAGAATGGAAAGTGATCACGAATTAGATTTCCATTTGATACCAAGAGTTTTGTAGATATATCGTGCAATAAAGTTTGGTTTAGCTTTTGATTTGACTGTGAGTGGGGAGTGATCGAGGTCAATAACATAGCTGGTGGTCCATCCTGCTGCTGGTCCAGTAGTCGCAAAGGTATATCCTCCAATACCTGCGTATAAAACACTATTCTTTAATAGTTCTTCCCGTTTAAGTTTTGCAAACTCTATGCTTGAAGTAAAATCCAAGTCCAGAGTACTTTGTTCCCTGAGCGGAAAGAAATATTCCATTTCAAGTTGATACATTAAATCACCTCCGTGTTTATCGCTTCTACATACAACAGCTTCATGAACGTCTTTACTTGCTCTTTATCAACATCAGTCTCGATGGAATCAATATAGTGCGACAGCACACTTACTGTATCTTCCAAGTTTATTTCTTCGCCGATTTCACCTTCATCAAACTCAGATAAGTTTTCAATGATTTTAATATCAGCA